GGCCTTAGGTCCTGTTTACGATCTGGGCCGGCGACGAGTGCCTTGTGCAATCGTGGCCAATCTACAATATTAGTTTCCTCGTCTTTCGACGTAGAAACCCAGGTCTTCACCTGTAAGTACTGTAAATGGGAGTTTTGACGCATTTGAAAGCCTAGTTCTACGTTTGCGAGAACAGGAGCCCTTTCGAACTCCGTTACCTTGCAAGGGTAATTCGCGAATTTCGTTCCAAACGGAAGTTTTCCGTAATGTCTCTCAATCCATCCAAAAACTGTTTGTGAAACAGTCGGATACGATCGAAGCGCATTAGCTGCTGAGACGTAACCTTCAAAAACATCGGGCCGAGACCTAAAAGGCCGGAAAGGAGTTTTAAACCTTACGGGAGTCACGTCGATCCCGTCGTATACGTCTTTACCACAAGATTCTCTGAATCGTCCCCATTGAAAGGACTTATCAGAGTTTACTCGCAGGCCGTGACATTCCAAAGCGTGAATAACACTGTCCGCATTGTCAGCGCGAACAATGATATCGTCGCCGTATACAAAGGTGTCCTTAATCGCATCTCGAATGCGCTCACCCCGCAGTTTGACAGCTGCAGAGACGCTAATTGCCCAAAGGCACGTAGCCATCACTGGAAAACAGAGTCTAGAACCCATTGCTGCATACTTACGCAGAACGTGTTCCTTCCCCTGGTACTCAATAACAGGCGTTCGCGCTGAAAGGAGGTATTTGAGCAATTCGGTACCGTGGAAGAGATACTTCACCATATCTAAGCTGACCAGGTCGCTGGCATCCTTAAGATCCAATGTGGCCATTGAGGCGTCTCTCGACGAGCTCTCAGCCAGTGAGCGATTAATACCTTGGTCGGTGAAGTTAACATGACCACTTGTCAAACGGTGGCTTTCAAGATGCCTAACCATACCATCAAGTATGGCACCCTGAATATATATGTACTCTTTAGGCTCCATTGCGATGTCACGTGGACCTCGCGAATCCTTAGGCACATACGTTTGACGCGAAACCCCGTACGGACGTCGCTCTATTAAGCGCACCCTGTGTTCGAGGTCTGACTGCCTCCCATTCACTTGAAACCACTTGTGATATGGGAAAAGCACATTCAAATCCTCGTACAGGGTCCAGTTATCCCAGCGTTCGTCAAGGTCTTCTCGACCTGCCAGAGCGCCTGATGCATGCCGGGGTGTCAAGTCCCAGCAATTAAACTGTCCAAAGACAGCCTTAATCAGTGCGCGAGCGAAGATAAGAACTTCATCTTCGCAAACAGGTTTAATACTAGCCTCGTTGGCAAAGTACTTTTTAGCCGCGTCTGCTAGCTGCTTGCTAGTATAGTCAATCTCGTACTTGTAGAAAAAGTAACAAAATTGACGTAACCAACGTACAGCTTGTGCGTTAGGCTGAGGCAAAAGTACCCCGCTTACCTGGAAAACTTGTGTAAGGACCTCCTCCAAAAACTGGGGGATCCTTCCAACCTTGCCGAAACAAGGCATGCCTTGGAAGACACCTGTTTCCAGCCCTCGCTCGATAGCTTTTCCGAGCTTGGGTAGAGTCTTAGTTACAAAAGAGAAGCCCTCATTTTGCAGGCGATCGCAGAAGGTAGTCCAAGATCTTCTCCACGACTTTCCATACCAGGAAAGCCAGTGCTGAAGAGACTCGGATGTCCCTAAGCTGCTTAAGCCCGTTTTTAAGTGAGGGTCGCATTGTAATACCTTTAGTGAGTCGAGAAACATGCTTTTATACACATCTCTCACGAGAGAAAAGTCTAAACCGGAAACTTCGCTTTTCATACTACCGCCTTTCGTAACGGTGAAGTATCGAAGCAAAGTCGCCAGTACTCAATCAAACCAGCTGATCCCCCAACAAGCGAACTAATAGCTTGGTTCAAGTGGAGCATGCTATCCGCATGACACAGGCCCAACATCTAATAAAACACAAACTAGAGGATGTGACGAACAGCGGTTTAGTAACCGTTATTCGCTAAAGAGGCAATAAAGCCACTAACCCCGAGCGAAGCAGCGAGCTCCGTTAGAAGGTCAGACAGAGTGCCCGGAACGATAAGATCATCCTTACCACGGATGGTCAGACTCACCTGAGTATTCTGAGGAACACCTTCGACGATATCCACCTGACTGAAAGCCAAGTTTTCGTTACGAACCCCATCTTTAGAGGTGCTGGTTGCCCGACGGATGTACCGTTGGACCCCACCAGCCGCGCGGTTGGTTAGCCAGAATTCCTGGCCCGCGACGTTACCCTTTA